GTGAAGCGCTGAAGGGTGCACAGTGGCCGCCATGAGCGATCAGAACCCCACAGGCCCCAAGGCGTTCAACTGGAAGCCGGTCTTCCTCAAAGCGCTGCGCGAGTACCCGGTGCTGCGCTTCGCGTGCGACGCTGCTGGCGTGAACCGCAGCACCGCTTGGCGCGCACGCAAGACAGACGCGGAGTTCGCCCAGGCTTGGGATGACTGCCTGGTGGACGGCGTGGACCAGGCGGAGCAGGAGGCGTATCGGCGCGCTGTCTTCGGGTGGGAGGAGCCCGTCATCGACAAGGGCAACCTCGCTTATCGAACCAAGCGCGTCGTGTGCGACGACGGCAGCGTCACCTTCGAGCTGGTGCTTGACAACCACGGCCAACCTGTCCCGCTCACGGTGCGCAAGCACAGCGACGCGCTGCTCGCACTGGTGCTCAAGGGCCGGCGCAAGGAGGTCTACGCAGACCGCACGGAGTTGACAGGCGCGGACGGCGCGCCGGTGGCGTTGGACCAAACAGTGCGCGCGACACGCGTTGCGCGACTGGTGGAGCTGGCGCAGATCCGCAAAACCTTCGGGGAGGACTTGACATGAAAGGTCTACGTCTTGTCGTGGCGGTCGTGTTGGTGCTTCTGGGCTGGCTTTGCGGTCTTGCGTACCATGCGTGGAGATCGCGGTGACTTGGGCCGTCGCGATCGCGCTACCGCTCTACCCCGAGTTGTTCCCGCGCAGCCACGTCTTTCCTATGTTCGACATCCACGAGCACTGTGCGGACATAGGGTGCTTGTGCAAACCCTACGTGAGCGAGCAAGACGCGTTCGTCATCTTGCACAACGCTATGGACCAACGCACGGGGGAGTTCTTGCATTGAACGCGGCCGAGCTGGCTGATCTGGAGCGCTACCTAGAGCCCGACGAGAGGGCAGAGCTACAGCAGCTTTTGGCGTTGGACGTTGAGGCGACACCGTGGGTGCCGCTAGAGGGTCCGCAGCAGATGGCGTACGGGAGCCAAGCAGATGTGGTGGGCTTCGGTGGTGCCGCAGGCGGGGGTAAGACCGACTTGGCTTGTGGCAAGGCGCTGAACCAGCACCAGGTCGTGCAGATGTTCCGGCGCGAGGGCACAGAGCTGGGCGGCATCATCGACCGAATGGAACAGATACTGGGGCACCGCAACGGGTTGGGGGGCAAGCCGCCAGTGTGGCGGGCACCTCACGGTAGCTGCAGGCTCATCGAGTTCGGCTCAGCACCAAACCTGGGCGACGAGCGCAAGTTCCAAGGCCGCGCCAAGGACCTGTTGGTGATCGACGAGGCGGCCAACTTCTTGGAGAGCCAGGTGCGCTTCCTGATGGGTTGGGTTCGCACCGTTGACCCCACCCAACGCACGCAGACGTTGATGACGTTCAACCCTCCCACCACGTCAGAGGGGCGATGGGTCGTGCAGTTCTTTGCGCCCTGGCTGGATCGCAAGTTCGCAGGCCACGGCGGGCCAGCACAGCCAGGCGAGCTGCGCTTCGTGGCCATGGTGGATGGTGTCGAGGTGTGGGTGCCAAGCAAAGAGCCGTTCGATCACAAGGGGGAGACGCTGTTCCCTCAGTCGCGCACCTTCGTGCCGTCGCGCGTTTCAGATAACCCTTACCTGATGGGGACCAACTACATGACTACACTCCAAGCGCTACCAGAGCCCCTGCGCTCGCAGATGCTATACGGCGACTTCCAAGCGGGCATGACGGACGACGTGTGGCAGGTTATACCGACCGCCTGGGTCGAGGCTGCGCAGGCGCGGTGGAAGCCGCGCGCACCGAAGGGGGAGATGCTGTCGATGGGTGTGGACGTTGCGCGGGGTGGCGCCGACCTCACAGTCATCGCCACGCGCCACATGGATGACAGCGGCAAAGGTATGTGGTTCGACGAACTGCACGAGTACCCAGGCAAGGAGACGCCGGACGGGCCACAGGTGGCGGGGCTCACTATCGCGCACCGGCGTGACGACGCGCCGATCCACCTCGACGTTATCGGTGTGGGCGCGAGCCCGTACGACGTGCTCAACGGCATGAGCATGCCCGTGCTCGGCGTCAACGTGAGTGAGAAAGCGCTAGGCACTGACAAGTCTGGGCGCCTGCGCTTCTTCAACCAACGTAGTGAGCTGTGGTGGAAAGCGCGCGAAGCACTGGACCCCGCAAACGACACCGGCATAGCACTGCCGCCAAGCAAAAAGCTGCTGTTGGAAATGTGTGCGCCCAAGTGGACGCCGAAGGGGTTCGTGGTGTACGTGGAGGGTCGCGAGGACATCGTCAAGCGTTTGGGCTACTCGCCGGACCGCGCGACCGCAGTGATTCTCGCTCTCATCGACACACCCAAGGTTAAGCACCTGCAAGGCCGTGTGCATACGGCGGCCGTACTGGCCTACGATCCGATGGCACAGATGAACTCGCAGAGGAGCTGAACCATGTGTCTAGCGAGCGGCCCGCAAGCCCCCAAACCAATACCACCGCCCCAGGTGCCACAGGACCCGGCCATGGCTGACCTCACCGCTTTGCGCAAGCAGCGGCAGGTGGTTGGCGGCCTGGTGGGCGGCTCATTGCTCACAGGCCCGACAGGCGTCGAGAACAGCCAGCTCAACTTGGGCAAGGGCAACTTGTTGGGGAGCTGATGGCAACCATTCCCCAACCCGGCGCGAGCCTGACCCCACGCCAGCGCCTCTTGCAACGCAAGGGGTCGTTGTGGCAAGAGCGGGAGTCTTGGATACCTCACTGGCGCGAAATCAGCGAGTACCAACAGCCACGTCTTGGTCGCTACATGGTGAGCGACACCAACAGAGGGGGCAAGCGCAGTAACTCGATCTACGACAACACCGCCGTCGGGGCTGCACGCACGTTGGCTGCAGGCATGATGTCCGGCATGACGAGCCCGGCGCGGCCTTGGTTTGCTCTCGCGCTTGCCGACAAGGACCTCATGGAGTTCGGGCCGGTGAAGACCTGGCTGTACCGAACCACGCTTCTGCTGCGTGACGTCTTCGCGCGCTCGAACACGTACCGCAGCCTGCACCAAGGCTATGAGGAGCTCGGGTTGTTCGGGACCTGGGCCGATGTTGTGCTGCACGACTTCGACAACGTGATACACCACTACCCTTTGACCATCGGTGAGTACGCCCTCGGAACAGACGCCAAGGGGCGCGTGAACACGATGGCGCGTGAGTTCCAAATGAGCGTTGGCCAGATGGTCAGCATGTTCGGTTACGAGCGGGTGAGCGATACGGTGAAGTCGCTTTACAGCCGCAACCAGCTCGACGCATGGTTGCCTGTGGTCCACATGATCGAGCCCAACACGGGGCGCGTTGCGGGGAAGATGGACGGCAAAAGCATGGCGTTCGCCTCTACGTATACGGAGGTGGGCGGCAATCAAGACAGGTTCCTGCGCGAGTCCGGCTTCAAGGTCTTCCCGGGGCTGTGCCCGCGTTGGTCCGTGACAGGCAACGACATCTACGGAGGCAGCCCAGGCATGGAGGCGCTGGGTGACGTTAAGCAGCTGCAGCACCAGCAGTTGCGCAAGTCGCAAGGCATCGAGTACATGGTCAACCCCCCGTTGCAGGTGCCGACAGCGTACAAGGACGCGGCGCAGCAGCGCCTACCGGGTGGCGTGATGTTCGTTGACACCGCCACGCCAGGGGGTGGCGTGCGCACAGCGTTTGACGTGAACATCAATCTGGAGCACCTGCTCGGGGACATCCAGGACGTGCGCGGGCGCATTCGCAACGCATACTACGCTGACCTCTTTATGATGTTGGCCAACGATACACGTTCAGGTGTGACAGCCACCGAGATCGCAGAGAGGCACGAGGAGAAGATGCTGATGATCGGCCCGGTGCTAGAGCGACTGCACGACGAGCTACTCAAGCCGCTGATCGACATGACCTTCAACCACTGTGCCGAGTCCGGCATACTGCCAACGCCTCCGCGCGAATTGCAGGGCGTGAACGTGAACCCGGAGTTCATCAGCGTGTTGGCCCAGGCCCAGCGCATCGTGAGCGCGCAGGGGATGGACCGCTTGCTCGCCACGGTTGGCAACCTGGTGGGCATCGACGCGGGAGTGGTGGACAAGATCGACTTCGACCAGGCGATTGACGACTACGGCGTCATGTACGGCGTCAACCCCGAGGTCATCGTGCCTGACAACGTGGTGGCCGAGAAACGCGCGGCCAAGGCCAAGCAGCAAGCAGCCCAGAGCGCGATGGCTGCCGCGCCAGCGTTGGCCGGTGCCGCAAAGGATGTGAGCCAGATCGACACCAAAAATATGCGCGACGTGATGTCCGGCCTGCAGGGCTACACCACGCCGGACGCGGTGTGAGCGTGTGCTTAACGCTGTAGTTGGCACGCAGAATTCGCAGCATGTCACTTGAAGACCCGACAGATTTTGTTGGCACCGCGTTGCAGGCCGAAGGTAAAAACCGGTTGGCTGAGATACGGAGGAAGCAGGAACTGGACGACATCAAGTGGCTCATGGCGCACAAACAGGGCCGAAGGTTTGTTCACCGTCTCTTGTCGAAGGCAGGTATCTATCGTTCGTCATTCACGAACAGTGGGCAGACCAACTTCCTTGAGGGTGAACGTAACGTGGGCTTGTTCGTGATTAACGAGGTGATGGAGGGGTCTTTTGACAACTACATCACCATGCTCCAGGAGCACAACGCATGACGACAGAAGTAGCAGCGCCAGTAGCCGGTCAAGGAACCCCCGAACCCGGAGTACAGCAAAGCGCCGAGGGTGTGAAACCAGAAGCACAAGGTGGAGAGCTCATCGTTGACCCTGCCAAGGCAGCAGCAGACGCTGCAGCGGCGGCCGAGCTGGCGAAGGGCACCAAGACGGGCGAAGGCGAGATCAAGTACGACTTCAAGCTGCCGGAGGGTACAGTGGTCGATACGGAGTCTCAGACCGCGCTCGTGGAGATTGCCAAAGCGAACAAGTGGTCGCCAGAGGTGGCGCAGCAGGTGGTAGACCTGGCGGTGAAGCGGGAGGCGCAACGCGTCGTCGCTGCCACCAAACAGGCCGACGCTTGGGAGACAGCCCTCAAAGCTGACCCCGAACTTGGAGGCGACAAGCTGGCGGAGACGCTGGCCACGGGTCGCCGGGCACTCGATCTTGGGTCACCGGAGCTGAAGGCTTTTCTTCACGAGACGCGACTGGGTAGCCACCCGGCCATCGTCAAGTGGATGCACACCGTCGGCAAAGCACTGAGCGAAGACAAGTTTGTTCCTGGGGGCCTGGCCGGCCAAGGGGGCAAGACGGCGTCTCAGGTCCTGTACCCGAACCAAACGTAAAGAGGCTCTAAATGGCACTTCTCTCCACCGGCGCGCTGACCCTCGCAGACTGGGCAAAACGGCTTGACCCCGACGGTCAGGTCCCAAAAGTTGCTGAGCTGTTGTCTCAGACCAACGAGATCCTCGAAGATGCGGTTTTCAAGGAAGGCAACCTGCCGACCGGTCACCGGCTGACGATCCGCACCGGATTGCCACAAGTCTTTTACCGCATGATCAACCAGGGTGTGCCGACCAGCAAATCGCTGACCGCGCAGATCGACGAAGCGTGCGGCATTCTGGAGGCACGCTCACACATCGACACGCTGCTGGCTCGCTTAAACGGCAACAGTGCAGACTTCCGCTTGTCGGAAGACCAGGCCTTCATTGAGGCGATGAACCAGACGATGGCCGGCGCACTGTTCTACGGCAACCCAGGCACCGACCCGCGGCAATTCCTCGGGCTGCAGACACGCTTTTCCAGCTTGGGTGCGGGTAACGGCCAGAATATCCTTGACGCTGGCGGCACGGGTTCGAACAACACCTCGATCTACTTGGTCGTGTGGGGTGAGAACACCGTCTTCTGCCCGTTCCCGAAAGGCACCAAAGCCGGCCTGATGCACCAGGACCTGGGCGAAGAGTCGGTGCCGGACAGCAACAACAACTTTTTCCAGGCGCTGCGCGCGCTCTACCAGTGGCAGAACGGTCTCGCGGTCAAAGATTGGCGCTACGCTGTGCGCATCTGCAACATCAATGTGACCGATCTGATCGGCCAGTCGGCAACGCAGGCCAACACCGCCGCCACGCAGATCATCAACCTGATGAGCCGCGCGATTGACCGTGTGCCGAACCTGAGCATGGGCCGTGCGGCGTTTTATGCGAACCGCACCTTGTACAGCATGCTGCGTGTTGCAGCGCTGGGCAAGTCGAATGCAGCCTTGAGCATCACGCAGGCCCTGACGCAGTTCGGCACTCCGTACGCACAGACCAACTTCCTGGGCGTGCCGCTGCGCAAGGTAGACCAGTTGCTCAACACCGAGACACGCGTGGTCTAAAGCTGAATAGGAGGGGCCACAAGCCCCTCCGCTTCAGCACTCTTTCAAACGCAACAGGAGCCACACATGATCCTCGACAATGCAACCCTTCTCTCCGGTTCAGTTTCCGCTGCAGGCGTGCTGACCGGCCAGGCCGTCACCGTGCAAGCGGTCTCGACCAACACCTACGACACGGCGCCCCTGGCGCTGGGCGGCAACAAGCCGAACAACCTCGGCCGTGGTGAGGAGCTGCACATCGCCATCAGCACCTTGGTGGCGGCTCTCGCAGCCGGTGCCGCGACGGTCAACTTCGAGTTGATCCAAGCCGATGACGCTGCGCTGACCACCAACGTGGAGATCATCAACCAGACAGGGCCTATCGGCAAGGCCACGCTGGTCGTCGGTGCGCTGGTGCTGCTCAAGCTGGGCCAGCCGTCACCTCTGGCTGCGCGGCGCTACATCGGCCTGCGCTACACCATCGGTACAGGCCCACTGACCGCTGGCTCATTCAGCGCCGCCATCGTGAAAAACGTGGCCGACATCGTCAACATCTACGGCAACTCAGGCTTCCTGGTTTCCTGATGACGCACCAGGGCCGCAGGGCCTGGGGTTTGTTTTACTTCTTTACGTGAGGCCACGCCATGACCGCTACTGCTACCGAAGAACCGATCAAGTACATCACCAAAGAAAAGTCGTTGATCGGCAACGAAATTCACGAAGCCGGCGCGCTGGTCGTCTTGCCAGAAGGCACGCTGCCCGCCGAGAACCTGACGCCGACGTGCGCACGGGGCGAAGCCAAGTACCAGGAGTACCTGGCCAGCAACGCCAAGCGCGTGGCGGCCATGAACGCCTCCTTCGTGCCGGCGGCGCAAGGATTCGACGCAGCCGTCTTCGGCGCGTTGATCCAAGCCGCGGTACGTGAAGCGATCAACGCTTACGCCAAGGAGCAGGAAGAGCTCGCGAAAGTGCGACAGGAAGCTTCGAGGCTGGAGGCCGTCAGTGTTACCGGCAAGAACCCGAAGTCGGTCAAAGAGCACGCAGATCTGGCCTGAGCCTCAGCGATGACTGAAAACAGTGGGGCCTATGCGGCCCCGCTTTTACTTGAAGGAGGCGCATATGCCAAGTTTGGAAATGAAACGCGAAGATGCGACAGAGGTGGCGGCGCCTTCTTCCGTCAGCGACAAAGGGCCTTACTACGGGTACGGCACGTGTGTTTCATTGG